GCCCCCCCGGGCCCCATTCCACTAACTTGGAGGCTCAGTGACTTATGGTAACTCGGAAATCTGTGAACGCGCCCAAAAGGCGCAATTACGTTGCCCGGCGGAAGCCGAGCTGGATTTCAGTGATACCGTCACTGATCACCGCGCTCCCTGTCAAGGTTGCAACGGTGATTGGAGCCCTGTATCCTCTCTTGATCGATGCGATTACCAAATCGCGTCGACGTCGGAGGTGATATGGAGGCTCCTGCTCTCTGGGAAAGATGGAATGTGAATCTGGGGGAGTTTCTCGTCTCGCTACATGACCTGCTACAGGTCGTTATGCTAGCCTTCAGCAAGCTAGCGTGTGAGCGATTAGTCCTGAGAGAACCGTTGGAAGACCTAACCAACGTCGTTTGTTCTTTCAGGCCGCTGGAGCACCTATTATGGTAGCACCAGTGTACGGACCCTTTGTAAAAACATTGAACAGGGGTATCGTATCTTATCGAACGTCAACGGGTTATAAACAACGCCCGCCATACAATGTCGACTCGAATTACAGCGCCTATGGCGCTGGGTTGCAGAGTTCGTCACGCCCAAATCCGGGCCAGGCAAGTGGATACGTTATCACACCTTCACAGGTGGAGGGACGCGCATCTACGAACCAGGCCAGGATCCAGGCCTATGACAAGCTGAAAAGCCTCATAGTCGATAAGAGCAGCTTCGGCGAAACTGCGTTTCAACTTGATAAGTCTGTGAAGACTATTCAGAAGCGCGCGTTGCAACTTGCAACCTTTACGCTGGCGATACGTCGGGGACAATTCAGGACGGCAGCTAACATTCTCCGCATACCGGAACCGAGAAATCGGCATCCTGTACGCGAAAGTGGAAGCAACTGGCTTGAGTATCACCTCGGCATTGAGCCTTTGGTAAAGGACATTTACAACGCAGTAGACCTGATCCAGCATCCGGTGAAACCGAAACATTTAGTGGCACGAGGTTGGGCTTCTGAAAAATGGAGCCAATACAACCCTGCGCCATGGAGTGTTTCCAATTACTGGGAGCTAAGTAAAATCAGGATACAGTACCAGTGTGATGTGGAAGTTTCTAATCCCACCCTCTGGCTCGCCAACTCTCTCGGGATAGTTAATCCCGCGCAGGTAGCGTGGCAATTGGTGCCGTTAAGTTTTATACTTGACTGGTTCGTAAATGTCGAGTCCTTTTTAGGGCAGGCATCCGACTTTTGGGGCTTAAATGTCACAAACGCATCAACCACGTTAACATACTTCGGTCAATGGAAAGAGACCTGGAGTGTGTACGGGTGGATCTCCTCTTATGGAGTCTACGGTATGACCCGCAGTCTAGGCTTGATTCTGCCTAGTCTCGGTAAACGCCCTGTGAAAGCTCTTAGCTGGCAGCGCGGCCTTACGGCTGTCTCGCTACTACTTAATGAGCTTAAGTCGCTTGAACCTGAAAAGCCTCTCGCGCGTAAAAAACGCGGGAAGTTCTACAAGTTTAGCCTCCATGGGGACCTCTGAATCGAATGCCTTTAGTTAAAAGGAAAGTTACATGCCTACAATGGCCAGTATCACCGTCAAAAAATACGACGGAACGACCGACATCGTCTACGACGAGGTCGCGGCAAGCGGGGGTGATGGTTCCCCCGCCGTGTGGCGTCAAGACACAGGCGCAGCTGCCGGATTGCCTGTCGGCCTCAGGAACCTCTTCAAGGTCTGGGCTCTGTCGAACGGTCCAAAGACGGCGAGGCAACTGAAGTTTAACTTCGTTGCTCCGTACGCTCTGCAGGACTCGACGACGACGAAGTACAGCGCGAGTGATCGCGTTGTGCTCGAAGGCATCATCTCGATTCCCCAAGCTCTGCCGGCTACCCAAATCAACGAATCCGTGTATCAGGTCTTGAACCTGTTGGCGAGTGCGTTGGTCAAGCAGTCGGCGGCGGCCGGGTACGCTCCTTCCTAATAGAAGGGTCGTGCGAGATGCAAATCATGGCGTTGCCAAGTGATGTGACGCGCCAGGCCTCTCTCTTCTATGAGGGCCTCGGAAGCCCAGTTGCCCTTAGCGCAGCAGCAATGCTACGTTCAGGGGATTGGGATGGGTTAGCAAAGTTAAGTGTTAATCCAAGTAGTTATAGTGATCCGCTCCGTTACCTCTGCGATGCGTCGGCCGCAGCTTTACTGAAGAAGCTTCAACAGCTTCCAAGTAGCTACGATAAACGCGCTCGAGCAATCGAAAAGTGGTGGGATGGGGAAAAAGATTGCTACCGAACCAATCAGCGACTGTTCGCCTATATGCCCGAAAATCAGGTTTTTGACCTCTCTAGGGCTGGCGTGGTTTCCTTTATTATAAAGGATATCCAGAAAATCATTCGCGATTGGCTTGGGACTAAACCACCGTCTTTATTGAACGGCCGGTTTGGTCCAGGTGCTACTTTCTCCGATCGTGGCGGGAGAACCACTGTACCCGACAAAATGTCATCTGATCCGACACTAACACCGAACGCCGTTTGGTTCCTACCACAGTGGTTAGGGACTCAATGGGGTGCCGCTTTGGCACAACGTTCGGGAGAGTTGTCATTCGTCCGTGGGAACCGTTTCGCAACGGTACCCAAGACGGCATTAATCGACCGATGCATTGCATCGGAACCCTCGATTAATGGGTTCTACCAACTGGCCCTGGGAAGGGTCCTTCGGGATAAACTCCGAAGAGTTGGATGGGATCTTGACAGTGCGCAAGACATACATCGGCAGGTCGCCGAGAAGTCGAGCGTCAGTCTGGAGTTCGCAACTCTAGACCTCTCAAATGCAAGCGATACCGTAAGTAAGGAGCTTGTTAGGCTCCTCTTACCCCGCGACTGGTACGATCAGCTGAATGACTTGAGGTCACCAGCAACTTTGATCGACGGAAAGTGGGTCGTGCTCGAAAAGTTTTCGAGCATGGGTAACGGTTATACCTTCGAACTAGAGACCATTATCTTTGCCGCGATTACCTGCGCAGTCAGCCGAATGGCTAGCTACAAAGGCGATTTAGGCAAGGACGTATTTGTCTTTGGTGACGACATCATTTGTAAAGATGGTGCCGTCGAAGACGTGACCGCGGTCCTGGCGTTCTTTGGATTCAGCTTGAACAAAGAGAAGTCCTTCTGTGGCAAACTCCCATTTCGGGAGAGCTGCGGAGGTGACTATTTCAGCGGAATAGCTGTGAGACCTTTCTATTTAAAGGAGTTACCAAGTGAACCTCAGGAATATATTGCGTTTGCTAACGGCCTTCATGCACTCAATAGCCGCCTCACCATTAGTGGTGGGGTGGCCAATTTACGTGCTTGGTTTTCTGTCCTTGATTCTTTACCAACATGGGTTCGACATTGCCGAGGTCCTAAAGACCTCGGCGACATTGTGGTCCATGATGATGAATCGAGGTGGAGAATACGTTGGCGAAACTCAATAAGGTACGTCAGGGCGTGGAAAGCATTGAGACCAAAGGCGGTCTCTTTTAACCATTTCACGCCTGATGTCGTACTAGCTTGCGCCACCTATGGAACGGGAGGCAGTGAGATCGGGGGTGTTATCCCCCGAAATCCAAACCTTTCGTACAAGGTAGGCTGGGTCCCATGCTCGTGAGAGCGTGGTCTACTGGATTAGTTTCCCAGTAGCAGTTAGGGGAGGCCTTTTGCCTCCTGGGAGAGATGCTTGCTTAGCACCTC